TTAGGCTTTGCTTCAATGATCTGCTTGATGTCTTCCAGAATGAACTTCCAAGCGAAGTGCGTGGTGTGGTCAACCATTCCGCTGAGGCCTGTTAGCCCTTCGTGTTCGTCGATGTGAACAAAGCCCTTTGGAAGGCCGATGGAGTAGTCGCCCCATGTCATTCCGTCGCGTGTGGTTAGGTAGGCGTCGAAGTCGAAACCGTTCTCTTCGATTGCTGCTTCGACTTGCTTTTTCATTGTTGGCATTGCGTTTCCCTTCGTTTTTAATGCTGGCCTCTTTGGCTTAGGTCTAGTATCTCTTGACTAATCAGGGCAAAGCAAGTTCATTAGCAAAGTTTTTTATAACGTTTTGGTTACGCTTTTCGCACTAGTTCTTCACGCTCGGATGGAGTCAAGCCGCCCCAGATGTTGCTCGGCTCACCAGCAGCCAAGGCATAGGCAGCGCAGGCGCGGATTGCTGGGCAGCGTTGGCAAATGGCTTTGGCGGTTGCTTCGGTGTATCTGCGAGTCCCATAGTCCACATAGAGTTCGGGATCAAAAATGTCAGGGTTGTCGTTGCACTCTGGTTTGCCGAGTGCGTCGATTGCTTCGTTTAGTTCTTTCCAAAGTTTTATGCGCAGGTTGGACATTTTGCTTCTACTCCCTTGATTGACCAGTTAAACAGACGTGCCATGCGGCTTGCTTCAAAATGGGTAATGGGTTGCTGGCTTTGGCGGTCAATAAAGTCGCTTAGTTTGCTGGTGCAAAAGTCACATTTGAGATCGACTTGTTGCCTGTATTCAATAAACAATGTCTGTTCCTTCCTTTAGGTTTTTGACTGTATCACTAAAAACCCTTAAGGTGAAAACGACCCAGCCAAATGGTTAGGTCGTTTCACAGCAACATTAACTAGGAGAGGAATGAAGTTGCCAATAGCAAGTTTACCCGTCAGAGAGAACACGCCTGCGAAGTTTTTAGGCTCGCATCAAAATGGAAGTGCTGACTGGCATGCGGTTCGTGCGCAGGGAATCGGCGGTTCGGAGGTCGGCACGATTGCTGGCCTAAACAAGTGGGAGTCGGCTTACACACTGTGGGCTAAGAAGTCTGGTTTGATTTCGTCTGAGATACCTCAGAGCGAGGCGATGGAAGCAGGTTCACGCTTGGAGTCTTTCATCCTGAACTGGTTTGCCGAAGTCAACCCGTCGCTTTTGATTGATGGCAACGTGGGAACGTTTGCTGGGAGTCTTGGTTGGGATCACGCGAACCCTGATGCGGTTTACGTTGACGAGAACGCCGAGTTTGGTTTGATCGAAGTGAAGACTGCGCGCTTTGAAGACGACTGGATTGTGCCACCGAAGGGCGTTGACGGTGACGCTTCTGGCATCCCACGCAACTATCTGTCGCAGGTGCAGTGGTATCTGCGCATTATGGGTTACCAGAACGCTTATCTGGTCGTGCTTTTTGGCGGCCAGAAACTTAGGCAGTATCGGATCGCCGCTGACCCGTATCTCCAGCAAGTCGATTTGACTCTTGCTACTGAGTTTTGGGCTTGCCTTGAGAACGGTCAGAAGCCTGACTGGGATGGTTCGACCAGCACTTATGAAACAGTGCGCGCTATGCATCCTGACATCATTGATGAGGTTGTGGATTTGCCTGAAGATTTGGGGCGCAGTTATTTGCAGGCGTTGGTCGATTCGAAGCAAGCCGAACTGGTGATGCAAGGTTTTAAGAATCAGGTTTTGGACTTTATGGGCATGGCGAAAGCGGCTCGTATTGATGGCGTGGTGCGTTGCACGCGTCAGGCTGGTCGGAATGGGGCTGCCCCGTTCCTTGTAAATAAGGAGAGCAAATAAATGGCACGTTTTAATTTGGAAGATTACGCGACAGTCGATCAGCGGCTTGCGTTGCTTTTTGCTGATCATCCGTCGGCGCGCATCGTTACAACCAACCTCACGACGCCTCAAGACCGCGCTGCAGGGGTTTGGGTGATGCGTGCGGAACTTTACCTAGTGGAAGACGGTCAGGCCTTCCTGAAGGCGTCTGGCCACGCGTTTGAAATCGACGGGCAGGCTGGCGCGAACCAAACTAGCGCGCTTGAAAACGCTGAAACATCGGCAGTGGGCAGGTGCTTGATGCTGGCTGGCTATTCGGGCAACAAGAAAGGGCTGGCTTCGCGAACCGAGATGGAGAAGGTTGAGCGCGGTGTGACTCCGATTGGTCGCGATTGGGTGGCTGAGGCTGCTGCGTTGACGGATAAAGAATCTCTACGTGCCTTGTGGCAAGAGGCTCGTCGCGCGAAAGCCGCTGACATGATTCTTGCCAAGATTCAGGCGGTGGCCGATGAACTTCCAAACGCCTGATTCGATCATTCATGACTTGGTTGAGATTCGACGGGAGGCAGCCAAGGGAGTCGAAGCGTTGTTTGCCGCTGAGAAGGAACTGGCTCAGTTTGAGTTGGATTACGACAAGGCTTATTCGCTTGCTCTTTTGGGCGCAAAGGGAACGGTTGTGGACAGACAGGCGTTGGCGTTGCTGGAATCTTCGGAGGCAAGGCAACGACGCGACGTCGCTAGGGCTGTTGTCGTTCGCGTCAAAACGAAACTGCGGTTACTATCGGAACAGCAAATGAATGTCCAGACTCAAGCGAGAATGGTTGAGTTGACTTACAAGACAGCAGGCATTGGTGAACGTTAAAACGCGTCAGGCTTTGATCAAACGTGATCTTGGCGTCTGCTGGCATTGCGGTTCAGACGAGGTGACCGTTCAGCATCGCGGCAATCGCGGCATGGGTGGATCAAAACTAATGGACAATCCTGCCAACCTGATTCTGCTGTGCTGGTTCGTGAACTTTGAAATGGAAGCCTCGGACAAGAAGGCAAGGATCGCAGAACTTTATGGATGGAAGATAAGCAAGTGGGCTGATGCCACAACAATTCGTGTCTGGCATGAGCCTTCACAGTCGTGGTTTTTGCTTGATGACGACTGGCATCGTAGTCTAGTCATTTAGAAACCTTGGGAGAGGCAAATGCTTGAGTGCGAACGTTGCGGCATTTTTTGCTATGGCGACTATTGGGCTGGTGTCATGCTGGAGTCTGGCGAGCCAATCCTTTGCACCGATTGTAAGCGCACGCCACAGAAACAACTGCGCTATTTTATTGGAAAGCATGTCTACCAATGTCGGCCTTGGTTCGGTCAAATCGATGACGAAGGGTATCCTGTCGATGTTCATGGCGTTCGCTTTACTGGTAAACGTTCGATTTGCGGCTTCAGGGATTGCGTCGTGGCAGAACATCGCCCAGACATAATCAGGCATAGTGTCAAAATTAACCGTTTGATGGCTGAGAAAGATTATCAGCCGACGGAAGAGCAAATTCAGCGCGCCCTTGAACGGGCTTTCAAGTTTTTACAGGAGAAGGAGTAAAAATGGCCATTGAAGTTATGGCTCAAGTTTTCAAGTTATCTAAGGCGAGTCCAGCAGCGAAGTTGGTTCTGCTTGCGATCGCTGACCATCAAGGTGAACGTGGCGCATGGCCTTCTGAGCGCACTCTGGCTCGTGCCTGCAACATGAGCGAACGTTCGGTGCGTCGCAAAATCTCTGAACTGGTCGAACTTGGCGAGTTGGAAGTGATTGTGAATGCTGCCCCAGTGGAGGGGCAATACAAGTCGAATCTTTACTGGGTCAGGGTGGCCAACTCTGGCAGTCAGGGTGGACAGAATGAGCAGTCAGGGTGGACAGATTTGGCAGTCAGGGTGGACAACGTTGGCCACCAAACCATTAAGAACCTTAAAAGAACCTTTAACGAAGATTGGCAGCCAAGCGAAGACTTGACGAAATGGGCTATGACCGTCAACCCCGATTTGCAAATCGAAACAGAAACTGCGAACATGGTGGACTACCTACTCGCCAGCGGAAAGGCCGCAGGTGTGAAAGACATGGATGCAAGGTTCAGAACTTGGGTGCGTAACAGCGTCAAGTTTCAGAAACCTAAACCGAAGGAGGAATACGTGAAGTTCGTGGGTGATCGGCTTTGAACATTGAAAGCGCATTGATTGGTGCGGTGCTACTAGATTCAGGGCGCAACCTTGACGAGTTGACTTTGCGCCCGTCAGATTTTGATGACCCACGTCATGTCCAAATCTGGCAAAAGTTTTTAGACAATCATGCTGAGGGCAAGCCGAGTGACTCGCTTTCGATGATCAGCGAAATGCCTAAACTCGCTGACGTGTTTCACCAAGCGACCAGTGACGCCCAGTCACCATCTTCCGCCCCGTTTTACGCGCGCAAGGTTTATGAAGCGTCTATGAGGCGATCTTTGAAGGCCACTGGTTACGCTTTGGTCGATTTGACTGACACTGACAATCCAGAAGCCTTGCTTGAAGCGGCTTATGCGCGATTGGATAAGGTTGCGGAACAGGAACAGGTTGACGAGGTGCATTTCGTCAACGATTTTTACGGAGATTACTTCGCTCAGGTTGGGACACGACAGTTCCATGCTTCGTCTGGTATCAAGTCACTGGATGAATTGCTCAACGGGTTTCGCGGTGGTGGCCTTTACATCATTGGCGCACGCCCAGCGACAGGCAAGACGGTGGTTGGTTTGCAGTTGGCTTTTGGGCTGGCACGCAACGGGAACTCGCTGCCTAACGGTGAGCAGGCTGGCGCAGTGGCCTTCCATTCGCTGGAGATGTCGCGCAAGGAATTACTGAACCGTTTGACTGCGCAGGTTTTTGAAATCCCACTTGATCGCTTAGAACGTGGAATGGTGTCCGCCGAAGAGAAGCAAATGATCGAAAAACAGAAGCACGAAATCTTGCGCATGCTAACCATCAATGACCGCAGCAATCAGACGGTGGCATCTATTAGACGTTATGCGCGTTCGGTGATTCGTCGCGGCGTTCCTTTGAAGGCGATCGTGGTCGATTATCTTGGTTTGATTGGTGACGTGCAGGCTTCATCGCGTTCCCGTTACGAGGCGATGACGCTTGTCTCTGGCCAGATGAAAGCAATCGCGAAGGACTTCAACGTGCCTGTAATTTGTCTTGCTCAGTTAAACCGTAATGTCGAAGGGCGTAAAGATTCAGCACCTGTCATGGCTGACCTGCGTGACAGTGGTTCTATTGAACAAGACGCTGACGTGGTCATGCTGCTTCATCGCAAAGCGCAGCAGCACGCAATCGATGAACACATTCTCAACGTGCTGCAAATTGTGGTGGCTAAGAACCGTCATGGCCAGACTGCTGGACTTGAGTTCTTTTTTGAAGGTGCTTTCAGCCGAATCAGCGAAGCAAAACGTTAGGCTTGGTCATGTGTATTCATTCGCGCAGTGTGTTCGCTGTGGCTATCGGTGGGAAATCGATGCCAAGCGGAATAACTTGCAGGCGAAATGCGTCTCATGTAAAGCAACTCGGCGTGCCGAGATTGATTACGAAGGCGAACCTTGCTTCCCTTGGCAGGGTGAGTTTGATCAAGACAACAACCCTGTCCTTGATGGTGAGTTGTATCTTGCTGGGGCGCGTTTGTGCCAACATAGGGACTGCTGTAACGTTAACCACGTAGTAGTCATTGAGAGGAATAAAAATGGAAATTAATCTAGTGCTGGATGAAGTGACCGTTATCGGTTACGTCAACAAGGCCTTGGGTGAAAAGGGGTTCGAACTTGCTCGCCCTATTCGCGTCAAGGATGAAGCGACAGGCTCATGGGAAACCAAGGGTTCAAACTATTTCAAGGTGTGGTTTGACCCGCGCGCGGTTGAAGGTTTTCAGCAGGCACGTGTCACTGGTCGTCTGAAGATTTTTGAGTCAACTTACGAAGGTAAGACTCGTCTTGAACTGCACCTCACCGCAACCAGCGTTGAAGAGTTTGTGCGCGAAGCCAAGCCAGTAGCCGCGAGCGACGCCCCGTTCTAATGTTTCAGGTTTTGATGCTGTGGGGGACAGCCTTGCTGCTGTGGATACTTGCGTTCCAAGCGGACTGGCTGCCTCTCACCATCATTGCCCACGTGGTGTCTATTTGGTATCTGCTTGTGGGATTAATCGCCGCGATTCGTTCAGCGCGTGAAGACGTTTAGTTTCCGCGTTCAAGGTTCACCCATTGGACAAGGTTCGATGAAGCACATTGGGCGTGGCCGAATGATCGCGTCGAACAAGAAAGCCCTTGACGCTTGGCGTGCAGATGTCGCGCTCGCGGTTTACGAAGAGTGGCTACGCCTTGGCGACGTAGTCAAGTTTGATTGTGCTGTGGGCGTTGAAATCAAATTCTGCGTGCGACGCCCAGCCGCCGCTAAAAAAAGAAAGCATCCAACTACCCCTTACGACTTGGACAAGTTGTGTCGCGCGATCGGTGACGGGATAAGCGTCAACATTGACCTTGTGGCAAACGACTCGCAGATTTGCGAATTACGTGCGGTAAAGGTTTTCGCTGATGACTGCATGTTTGGGGCGCATGTGACCGTTACCGAATTGTTATAAAAAACTCTTTGCTGGTTGTTGCTTTTTGGGCTTGATCAATGGTTAACTTCTACCAAGCCAAGAAGGGCGAAAACGAAGGGATAGCAAAATGTCTTTAGCAGATTTTACATCAGAATTTAAATATCAATGGGTTTGCACGTGTGGCAGGCGCGGTGAGTTCATGTCATTTAGAATGGCCTGCGCCTCATCCGACAGGCACATTAAACGACACGAAACAAAACTAAATTGGTTGTTTGAAACTGAACTACAAAGGGAGGTTAAATAATGGCAAGCAAGAAACAGGTCGCAGACAAAGCGGCAAAACTCGGTGGCCAGTTGGTTGTCGATCGCTGGGGCAGGGAAGCCACCCTTCTCGCCCCGAAGGGGAAACTCTTCGACGGGCTGCACTATTCAAACGACTACTTCGAAGAAGGCAAGCAGGTCGCTTGGGATGGATTCTGGGAAGCCATGAAAACCGTCACCGACTGCGACTGCGGTTGTGGAAAGTAAACCGATGCAAGACCTCAGCCCAATCCAGCAAGACGCGCTGATCATCGCGCGGTCGATCAAGGAAGCCCACGACGCTCGCTTCTGGGCGCAGCGTTCAAGCAACCTTGTCATGCGCGACACCTACCTGCATCGCCACGCCGACTGGCTGGCTCACGCTTACAAAGCGATCGACGAATGGAACGCGCGCTATGCCGACGCCCCAGAGCGCGACACCTTGTCATGGTTCAGTTTCACCGAAGGCAAGCATGAACTCGCTGTTCGCAAATTCCTGAAGGGTGAGTTGGCATGATTCGCGTTGCGCTTTTCATCGCCACCTTTCTCGGCCTTGGCGTCGCAGGCACTTGGTTCATCGAAGCATTTCCCACCGCGACCCTAATCATCATCCTTGCCGCTTTCGCTGGGGCTTGGGTCGGCGCATTGGCTTGGGTGTGGAGACGCTGATGGCTGGCAGACACGTGTATCGACGCACACCGAATCGCAAAGCGTGGTGGCAACATTGGCACGCAATCAAACACCAAGCCCACAACGCGGCGCGTATGGCCTTAGAAGCCCTTCAGGAACTACGAAAGGACTGGAACGCATGGAAGACCAAATAGCCGAACTTGAAGCCGACCTGAACCGTTGGCGCGAGGCAGGCAAAGACGTTGGGCGCAAACTCGGTGTCATTCAAGAACGCCGCGACATTCTCATGCTCATTCAAACGATGATTGCCGACGGGGATTACGTCAAAACAAATGGAAAGCGATCGTTAGAACTTCTGGCGTCGCGGATTGGAACGCTGCTATGAATGAAATAAAGCGCGGTTGGCTTGATCGCTTGCGTGTCTGGTATTACGAGAAACGATTCATCAAGAGAGGCAAGAAATGAAGTGGAACACAGGGCGGTTCGGTTTTTGGATTGTTGGCAAGCGATACATGCGTCGCCGCGATGCGATGCAGATGCGCCTGATGGAACTGCAAGGCAAAACAAAGGAACGCGATCGTATCTTGAACATGCTTAACGATCCCGAATGGCACGAAGAGACCAAGTCTTATTCAAGCACTGACACCGATCTTGCACACTATCCTGAATATTGCTGGGGCTGCCAACTGGCCGACGCGATCAAGAAAGGTAACTAATGGCTACATACGAACCACCACAAGGCGTGCGTGAAGCAGCACAACGCGCCATTGAATGGATACAACAAGGTTTCGCAGGCTCAGGCTTCACTGCGGTTGGTAGAGCGCGCGCTGGTCAACTAGCACGTGGCGAAGCAGTCAGCGAAGACACCATCAAACGCATGCGATCTTATTTTGCTCGTCACGCGAACGACAAGCAGGCCGAGGGATTCGTGCGAGGTGAGAAAGGTTTCCCTAGCGCAGGTCGTGTTGCTTGGGATGCTTGGGGCGGCGACGCAGGCCAAGTCTGGGTCAACGGAATCACGCTAGAAGAAGAGAAGCAATGAGCATTGACGAATCAATAGCAACAGACCCGTTTGGGCGATTTCTAATTAAGCAATCGAACGAATGGCGTGAAATCGGCGTTCAAGCCGAACGCGAACGTATCATCAAACTGCTGGAAGATTATCAGCAGAAAGCACTGGCTTCAAACATCGTTTATTTAGGCTTAGAACGCGCCATCAAAATAATCAAAGGAGAGATTACGTGAGTCAAGATACGCCAGAAACCTTCCTGATCCCAAGAGCAGAATATTTGAAGTCGATCATCGAAGCCTGCAATAACGGGGCTGCCGCTGAAAGACAAGCAATCAAAAATCGTCTTATCGAAATCCGAGAACTAACCGTTGCAGGCTCGGCTGCGAGTCTCGCCCTAACTGAATGGATAAACCAAATTGCTTAAACCTTTCGACCTTCAAAAAGCGATTGACGTGCTGGATGCTGATCTCGTTTGGTCAGATGACTTCGATTCGATACGCGACAGCCTTTCCAACCTGCTCACTGCCATCAAGAACGCGTCAGGCGAAACAATGAGAGAACTCGCCCCAGAAGTAAGCGACCTTGTTGGAGACCTAATCGACGACGGACTAAAACCGTTAGAGTAAGACCATGCTAGAAGACTTGGTCAAACCCACACGTGTTCACAACTGCCGCGTAAGAAGCATCCTAGAAACTTTGGATACAAAAGACGCAGCCATCCTGCTAGATGCAGTCATGAACCCTGACTGGCCATACTCCACTCTGGAGAACGCACTACGCGACAAAGGCATCAGTTTGAGCCAAGGCGCGATTCGTAAGCACCGAACGAAAGCCTGCTCATGCTTGAAAATCTCTCAGTAGCACCTAAACAGCCCTACAACCCTCTTGGCGCGGTTGCGATTGAGTTCGACGGGACAGCAGGCACAGCGACAACGCCACCGCTTCCTGAAGGCGCAGACTTTCACCAGTTCCTGATCGACGCAGGTTATCCACCAGACCAATACGAAGTGGTCGGCACGCCACGCACGTCACGATGGCAGCAACGCGAAGGCGGCGAATGGCTCACCGCTTACCGTTTCCAGTTCCGACGAATCACCTCCATCCCTGACCTGCCAACGCTATATGCCGAAGCCAAAAGAAAGTCAAAACTCAAACCGCTAAAAACCGTCACCGATAAAGCGATGGTCGTCTGCTGGTCAGACCTACAAATCGGCAAAGTCGATCACAGAGGCGGCGTTGAGCAGTTGGTGGAACGCGTCGCGCAAACCAAAGCCATGCTTCTTGAAAAGGTAAAACGCGAGAAGCCTAAACAAATCGTCGTGCTTGACGTGGGCGACCTGATTGAAAACTTCAGCAACGCCGCGAACCTGCAACAGTTACGAACCAACGACCTGTCGATAATGCAGCAACTGGATTTAGCGGCCACAATCATTTGGGACTTACTCAAAGACCTTGCAGCGATCGTTCCTGACATCATTTACGCTTCAGTCGGTTCAAACCACTGCCAATGGCGTGTCCAAAAGCAGGTAGTAGGAACACCAACAGACGACTGGGGCGTGTTCATCGGTCGCCAGTTGGCTCGGCTCGCACAAGAAACCAATCTCCCTGTCCGTTTCTTCGAACCAGCAACACACGACGAGTCACTAACCCTTGACGTTCTCGGCCACCGCATCGGTTTGATTCATGGCCACCAAGTCTCACGACCAGAAGGCCTGCCAGATTTTTGGCGCAAGTCATCGTTTGGCAACAGCCCGATCAGCGCGGCACAGATACTTGTCAGTGGACACTTCCACCACCTACGTGTCACCGAACTTGGCATTGACTCAGCAGGGGTGTCACGCTTCTGGGTTCAAGCAGCCACACTAGACAACGGGTCAGGATGGTTCATGCGCACCAGTGGTGAAGACTCACGCGCAGGGCTGGTCGTGTTCACCGTCGAAAAAGGTCGCCCCTTCACAGGCAAGGTAGACAAGTTAGTCGTTTGCGACTAGGCTAATCAGGCAACGTAAAGTTGCAGGGCTGACTGGAGTTGGGTTTTCGTTTCCCCCCTTCGTTCCCCCACCGCAGTTCGATTCTGCGGCAGCCCCAAAGCGGAATGGAGAGGCATGCCAACCTACGAGTATCAATGCCCCGAATGCCAGACCGAAGAAACCATTGTCCGCCGCCTGAATGAAAAAGAAATTAAGCCCGTCTGCGAATGCGGTGCAAAGATGACGCGCGTGTTTGGTATCGCAGCAATCACATTTAAGGGAACAGGCTGGGGAGGCAAAGCATGATCGAAAAACCTTGGGGCAACTATCGCATCCTGACCGAAGGCTCACCAGTCTGCGTCAAAATCCTAACCATCGACCCACACCAGCGTCTATCGTTACAAACGCATGAGCGTCGCGCTGAAGCATGGTTCGCACTAACTGACGGGCTGGAAGCCGAGGTAGAAGGAATAAAGAAACCAATGCCTGCCTACCAACGTATCTATGTCGGCATAGGCGAAGCACATAGGATAAGCAACCCAACCGACCAGCCAATTCAAGTGATCGAACTCATGTTCGGCCACTACGACGAAGCAGACATTTTCAGGATTCAAGATGACTACAAGCGGTAACGTTTACGTTTTCGATTTAGACGGAACGTTATGTATCTCTAAACAGCCCTTACCTGAACCAATACGCGAAGCCTTGCGCGCCCTTGCGGCATCAAATCGTGTGGCCATTCTCACAGGTGGCACACTAACCCAAATCCAGACCCAAGTGCTTGACCTGCTTCCTGACGTGCCACTATGGGCTTACGGATGTAGTGGCACGCAATACCAGCAACCAAACCAGCCACCCGTTTACAGCGAGATACCAATCAAAGACCGACAAACCATAATCGCCGCAGTAAAAAAGAAAGTCAAAGAACTCGGCTATTGGTATGACAATCCAGCAGGTGACGTCATAGAAGACCGAGTCAGTCAAATAACGTTTAGTGCATTAGGCCAATACGCTGACCCAGAACTCAAACATGCGTGGGATACGGATGGAAGTAAACGTCAACGCATCATCGAAGCCATCACGCCACATTTGAACGGTTACGCAGCCCATGCAGGCGGTTCAACAAGCATCGACATCACGCATCCCAACCAGACCAAACAGCAAGGCATCACCCTGATCGCTGAACACCTCAACGTTCCCGTAAGCGCAATCACCTTCATCGGTGACGACCTACAACTAGGTGGCAATGATTATCCCGTCACGCTAACCGAAGCGCGAACAATCCCAACCCGTAACTGGTTACACACCCTCCAACTGATCAAGAAGTTCAATGAGTAACTTTCCCAAACCCTGCCACGTCTGCTCACGCCTAACCACGCTTGGCAACTACTGCGCTATCCATAAACAAGAACGCGACCAAACCGAAGCGCAACGTCAAGCCGACCGCCGCCGAGGCCGCACTCTTTACACATCACAAACATACAAACGCGCGGCAGCCTTAATCAAAGCCACAGCAACCCACTG